AAATAGTTTATCAGTTCTTGATACCCTTACTACTTATGGATATGGCGGACATTTAAACGATCCATATACGCCTACAAATGATATTAACTTTGGCGTACCTTTTGAGATTCAATTTAGTGCCAATGCATATCCTACGACTAATGTATTTAATGCCTATCATAGTGAATACATAGCGGAAATTACAAGCAAAGATTCAAAGCTATTAACTTGTTCGGCTTTATTAGATACTGTTGATATTATGAATTTAGATTTTAGTAAGTTTTATTGGATTGACGGGGTATTATTTAGGCTGAATAAAGTAGACGGATTTAATCCAATGGAATACAAGACAACGAAAATTAGTTTATTAAAGGTTATTGAAACAAAATATTTTTTATAATGGCACAGAATTTAGATTTAAACATAAATGTCAATACGGATCAAGCAGCCAAATCTGTCGGATCACTTAAATCACAATTAAGAGAAGCGCAGGCGGAAGTTGCATCATTAGCAGATAAGTTCGGTGCTACATCTAAAGAAGCTATTGAGGCAGCAAAAAGAGCAGCAGAACTTAAGGATAGAATAGGAGATGCAAAAGCATTAACAGAAGCCTTTAATCCAGATGCTAAATTTAAGGCATTAACTTCGTCTTTAGCAGGTGTTGCTGGTGGATTTTCGGCTGTTCAAGGAGCAATGGCTTTATTTGGAAATGAAAGTGAAGACCTGCAAAAAACTTTAGTAAAAGTTCAATCTGCTATGGCTCTTTCGCAGGGTTTACAAGCAGTAGGCGAAAGCATTGATTCATTTAAGCAATTAGGTGCAGTTATAAAAACACAAGTTGTAAGCGCATTTAGTACTTTAAGAGGCGCAATTATAGCAACAGGATACGGTGCATTAGTAATCGGGATAGGTTTACTTATAGCAAACTTTGAAAAGGTAAAGGAAACTTTAACTAATTTATTTCCAGGTTTAATTGAGTTTGCTAATAAAATTAAAAATTTAGTACAAGGGATTACTGATTTTGTTGGTATAACAAGCAAGGCAGCAAGAGCACAAGATAATTTAAAATCATCTTTAGAAACTTCAAATAAAGCAATAGATAATCAAATTAAGATTTTAGAAGCACAAGGTGGTAAAGAGGATGAAATATATAAGAAAAAAAGAGAAAGGATTAACAATCAAATTAAGTTAATAAAAGGTTCAACGCAACAAGAAAAACAAGCCAGAGCTGATTTGAATACAGAGTTGCAAGTATTGGATTTAAACGAAGCCAATAGAATTAAAAAAGCAAATGAAGATGCTTCTAAAGAAAGAAAAGAGCAAAGAGAGAAAATAAATAAAGAAAATCAAGAGGCAAGAGAGGAGGCAGAAGCGCAAGAAAAATATCTTTTAGATTTAGAATTAAAATATTATGAAAAAAGTGTTGAACAAAGAAAGAAATTAAATAAAGAAATTATTGGTCCTGATGGTTTAACAGATTCTGAAAGAAAGAAAAAAATAGAGGATGATGAAAAGGCTAAAGAAGATTATGCAAAAAGAATGCAGGAGTTTAACGAAAAAAGTGAAAAAGAAGGCTTAGGTAAAATTTTATCAATTAGAGCAGCGGCTGATGCACAATCTATTAAAGATGCAGAAGATACTCTTGCTGCAAAAAAAAGAATTGATGAATTAGAAAAAGAAAGTAAATTAGCAAATGCTTACGCAATATCCGATATTGTTTCTGGATTATCTAATTTAATAGGTCAAGAATCAGCGGCAGGTAAAGCTATAGCAGTAGCTTCAGCAACTATTGATACATACCTAAGTGCATCAAGTTTATTTAAAAATGCTTCCGCTAATCCAATTACAATTGTAAATCCAGCATATCCTTATTTAGTTGCTGCGCCTGCGGTTTTATCAGGTATCGCAAGAGTTAAACAAATAATGGCAGTACCTATTCCAAAAGGCGGATCTGGTGGCGGTTCTGTTCCTACATTATCAACACAAGCTCCAATGCTTCCGCAATTACCTGCTGCTCAGACTACAAACATAAGCAGACAATCAATTAATGATTTAGGTAATCAAGCGGTAAGGGCTTACGTTATTGAAACAGATGTAACAAGCAACCAAGAAAGAATGGCAGCCATAAGACAAAGGGCAAGATTTAGTTAAACGATAAATATTCACAAATAAACTATTTAAAGATATGAATACAGAGATACCTATTTATATGTTGGACATTACAGATAGCATAGAAGATGATTCACAAGTTGATTTCATTGCATTAGTTGATCGTCCTGCAATACAAAAGAATTGGAACGCATTTAATAAAACCCAAAAATTTGAGGTAACAAATGAAGATCGCCGTATTATTTCGGGTGCTATTATGTTGGCTGATACGCCTATTTTTAGGTCTGATGCTACTTATGGCGATTACTATGTTGCTTTTAGTTCGGACACTATTCTTAAGATTGTACAGAAGTTTTTTAAAAAAGGCTTCCAAAGCAATGTGAATTTAATGCACGATTCTAAGCAACAATTTGAGGGGGTTACTTTATTTGAAAGTTTTATCTCTGATCCTTCTCGTGGCATTATGCCAATGAAAGGCTTTGAAGATGCGCCTGTTGGCAGTTGGTTTGGGTCTATGATCGTGGATAATGACGAGGCGTGGGCTAAGGTTAAAAGCGGACAAATAATGGGATTCAGCGTAGAGGGTTTATTTACCTACAAACCGAAGGAAGTGAACAAGGTTGCGTCTATGGTAGATGCAATCCAAAAAATATTATCACAAGTTAAGTGATAAACTATTTATTTTTTAACTATATAATAAAAAAAGTATGAACGCACAGGAAGCAATTTTAAAAATTAAGGCTTTGTTTGAGGACAACGCTGCGCCTGTTAAGGAAGATGAAGCCGATATGACTAAGGTTGAGGAAACTAAAGTTGAGATGGCAGAATATTCTTTAATGGACGGAACTAAGGTTGAGATTTCAGCTTTAGAGATTGGCGGTTTAGTAACTATTGAAGGGCAACCAGCACCAGCAGGAGGTCATGAATTAATGGACGGCACAGAAATTACCTTAGATGAGAACGGAAAAATTACCGAAATCGAAACTAAAGTAGTGGAAGCAAGTCCAGAAGTTGACGTTGAAGCAGGTAAAGATTATGAAGATAAGAAGATGGAGGAAATGGCTGAAAAGTTTGAGGCAAAGATTGCTGAATTGACTGAAGCTAAAAACTTATCTGACGCAAAAGTTTTGGATTTAGAGAATAAGGTTAAGCAAGGATTTGCACAAGTAGCTGAATTGATTGAAGCACTTTCAAATACGCCAAGCGAAGATCCTATTAAGAAACCAAATAGCTTTAATGAGTTTGTAAACACAAAGGGCATTAAAGAACAAAGATTAGAAAAATATAGAAACGCAATTTTAAACACTAAAAATTAAATAAAATGGGATTTAACGTAGACGCATTAGCCGCTTATACAGAGCAAAACGAAGCCTTATTGGTAACTGATTCTGTATTAGGTGCAAAGACTGCAGCTTTAATTAAAAGCGCAGGTAACGTTATGGTAGGCGTAAAGTCTGCTGAAACAATTAACATTATGGACACAGACGCAATCTTCCAAGCAGGTGGATCTTGCGGATTTACTGCATCTGGTTCAACAACTTTTACTCAAAGAACAGTAACAGTTGGAAAAATTAAAGTAAACGAATCTCTTTGTCCTAAAGACTTAGAAGCTAAGTACTTACAAAAAGCATTACCAACAGGATCAATGTATGATTCTATTCCTTTTGAGCAAGAGTTTGCAGATAAGAAAGCAAAAACAATTGCTGCTCAATTAGAGGTTGCATTATGGCAGGGCGATACAACTTCAGGCAACGCAAATCTTTCTCGATTTGACGGACTTGTTAAGTTAATCGGAGCTGCTTCTGGTGTTGTAGCTGCTAACGCTTCTACTTTCATTAGTGGTGCGCCTTTAAGCACAATTACTGCTGCGAATGTAATCAGCATTTTTGATGGTGTATATCAAGCAATCCCTGCACAAGTTGTAGCTGCTGACGATATGACTATCTTCTGTGGTCAAGATGTTTTCAGAACTTACACAGTTGCATTAAAGAACGCTAACCAATTCCATTATTCAATTGATGTGAAAGCTGATAGCGAGTTCGTATTACCTGGTACTCCA